GGTATTACCTTAGAAGCTATCGTTGCGCTCAATGCGGTAAAGCCATCCTTTAATCCGCCTAGTGCTTGAAGTCCAGATACCAACGCCATCGCAGCCTGTAATTTCACCATTGATTTTTGTAAATCTTCACCGCTTCCGCCAAATAACGCCATAGCACCTTGAGCGGCTGCAAAGCCACCAGCAAGTCCTTGAGCCACTCCTAATGAAGCACTCAATACGGGTGTATCACTTGAAAGAGCCTTAGTAATTCCTACAACATCGTCAAGTTCGTTCTTGTAATTACCCGCCTTAGTGGCTGCCTCAATAAATGCTGCACTACTTGTACCCTGAGTAACGGCTAAACTTTGTGCATCTTTTGCCGCTGCTCGATATGCTTGCTTTAAATTAAAAAATGCCTCAGTTGTCTTTGCCTCAACTTCAACAGCAGACCCCACCATTTTTTCGCCCGCCCCTTTTACAGCCGAAGCAGCTTCACTAAGCCCTGCATTTAGCCCTGCAATATTAGCACCGATAGCAACGTTTATGGTTTCCATTTTTGTTTTTCAAGCATATCCCAAATGGGAATTAATTCTTTATTTTCGGTTAAAAATACATCTGATGTTTTCTTTTCATCCCAAGGCAATGGCATCAACTTTAACGGTGTTATCCCTTTGCTATGTGGAGCCAATATCCACGCCCCTAATATCCTCAATCTTTCGTATTCATCTCTTCTTTTTTTATCTTCATTTCTTTGTTTTCCAAACCAGCTTTTATACAAATATTCTGGTGTTGAATTTAGAAACTTTTTTTCGCTCCATCCCCAACTATACGCCAAACATTCAACTTCAAAAATAGTTAATTTGTTTGGCTCGGCAAGTTTGGGCTTATATACTGAACTACAGATTCCGCGAATAGTTTTGAGATGTTTGTTACATCGTTAAAATTACCGCTATCCAATAGTTCTGTAGCCTCATCTATGCTAATGTTTACTCCTATTGAAAGTATCAATACTGAGTATTGAATGTCTTGTACAATATCTTCCAAGTCGGTAATTTCTTTTTTAGTTTCTTTAAGAAGTTTCATCAATTGTGAATACTTAAATTTAAACTCTAATTCTTTGTCGTTAATTGTTAGTTTCATCTTTTAATTGTTAGTTGATAATCTTGGTATTTTAAGTAAATTCCATCTTGTCCGCTCGCACTGTCAAATGCTTGGTTTTCGGATAAAAATGCAATGTTATAAATAAAGCTGCCTGCTGTCGTTTGCAAAAATCTATAGTCTATAGCATTTCTAACATAACTTGCTAATAATTCTATTTGTGAATAACTCTCACCAAGGCATGTTATTTGAATTCTTATCGTGTCCATCGTGCTAGCACCATCTGCTCCTTTTGTGTTTGTTGGAACGTTGCTAATTTGATTAAAAACTATTGCAGGAAAAGGCTTTAATTGAGGTATCTGAACTGCATAAATTCTATTGTCAACGATTGAAACAACATTAGTATCTACAGAAAGTAATCCAAATATTATATCCCCTATCATGTTGATATATTTGCTTTTTTTGCTGCCACAATTATTGCCCTAACTACATTCTTTTTCATGTTTTCAATACCTTTTGCCCTATACATGTCCGCTGCCTTTCTAATTACTCCAAAAGCCCTTACTTTACCCGTGCTATGCTTAGCTCCATATACCCCTTTTAACCCTTGTTTGCGACCTGCCCCGCCCTTCTTTGTATCTGCTCTAAATCTTTCTACCGTGCCACGTTCTAATAGGTGAGCTGCATTACCCGCTGCACTTAAATTTGTACTTCCACCATATTTGGGACCCACAAAATAAGTAAAATATGGGTCACCTGATTTTCGCTTTCTAGGAAAGGCAGAAATTGATTCGGACAATGCACCTGTATTGCTATGCCCTCCAGATTTATATCCCGCTTTTATTTGAGTTACTAAAGGCATTGCAGCTGATTTTACGATGCTGTCAATTTCACTAGAAGGCAGCCATCCTTTAACATCTTGCATTTTGTTAATTAACTCGCTAAAACCTTCTAATTTCAATTTCATTAATCGTTGTTATCTTTAGCCACTGCAATGATTTTAAAAACCTCATTTAATCTCGTGCCATGTGGCAATATTGAAATAATACTATAGGTGTTATCTCGCCAAACTATTCGCATAGTTTTGTTTATTGTTAACCCTTGTAATCTTACTTTAAACTCCATTTCTGTAATTGCTACAAGCTCATCACTTTCGTTATTTTCAACCCCTGATTTACTGCTAACCTCAGACCAAATGTTAGTATATAAATCCGTAAATGCACGGGTAACAGAGCCATCTCCGTTCTCCGATTCAACAAATGATTGAACGTTTATTAGCTGGTCATATTTGCCAAAATTAATTGACATTATGCAACTGTTCCCGTGGTTGGTGAACCCGTAAATTCAAGAGACCCGCTGAACGTTACTTTATCTTCCATAGGTGCTGACTGACTAATTGAAGTTAGCAAGCATGATGCTTCGTAATACTTATCTCCGCTAACTGCTGAGGCATATCTTACGGTAAGGAATGTCTTAGCGTTTATAGCAGCGTACGCTTCATCAAAACCCCACGTACCGCCCTCATTAAATACTCCTTCAAAGTCAAAACCTCCTGATCCTTGACCATATATTGATTCCTTCCACCCCGCTGAATCTTTGTTGGAAACATCAATTGTTCCTCTTGCAACTTTCAAAGAATTAGAAGTTAATTTTGCAACTGTAGTACCTGCGATTGATAGTAGAATGGCTGTACCATTCATTGCTCCTGAACTTGGCATATATTTATTTTATTATTATTATTTTTTATTGACCATTTGTTAGTAAAACTATACCCGCTGAACTTGCTGCACCTGTTAAGAATACTTTGCGTACTTCAATAACGCTTGGTATGCCGCCAACTAAATAAATATCTTGCGCTGCCATTGGTGCTACTGTTGTTAAATTGGTGTCAAAATGATCCGCTGGCAATACTCTATAAGTTCCTGAAGTAGTCACTTGTAATACTCCTGTTTTTGGTGCTGCTGCATTATAACTTAATTGCTTTCTTATTGTTGCCACGGTTGTATTTGCGCCTGCTAAATCAATTGCAGATCCACCAAACGTTAACGATACTTGAAAATTATTTCCACTTACCCCAACGATAAAATATTGAGTATTGATAGCTATTCCCGTAACTGTTCCCAGCGTTAAAAATACGATTATATCACCGTTAATTAATCCACTTCCAGCCAACGTAAACAAGTCGCTCGCAACCGTTACGCTTGAAGGAGTAATGGTTGGTGCTGCCACCAATGGGTTCCATTCTGCACCCGTTAAATATAGCGTGTCGCTGGGTGTTACTGCTATTACTCTACTTGCTGTTGCTCTCATTTTTGTTTTTTTTTATTGTCGCTATGTCAGGAATCGAACCCAACAAAAAAGTGATTAAATCAACCTCCTTAATTAACCATTTAGCGGTGAAAATATAAAGTTATTTCTATAGGGCTCAAGTAAATATTCGCTTGCTTGTGGCATTACATTTACTTGTGTTCCCGTTACTACATCTTGCCTATTTTCATACAAATGTCCAACGATTAAAAACAATGCGATTTTTATATTTTTTGGCACTGATGCAGCGTTTAAATATCCACAAGTAAAATTTATTTGCAAGGCATTAAACCTGTCATAAAGAGTTGGTGTTGTTTTGATTCTTACTCTTGGTGGACTTGAAAATAAATCAAATTCATAACTCGTTGGGGATAGCGTTTGGATGTCGTTATTCCCATCGTAATACGTAACAGATTCAATAGAAAGTAATGGAGCTTTATTTATATTTTTTGATAGTAAATTTAACTCATGGAAATCAAATTGCATTTGCCATTGTTGGCTTATTAAAGGTCTCCAAATTCTGCTTTCAACCACTTGCCTTGCTGCTACTATTAAACTCGTTACATACGCTTGTTCTGTATCTCCATTTAAGCGCAAATATTCCTTAACTTCTTGATATGTTAAAGGCTCCGTTGATGGTTCAGAAATTTGTTTGTAAGCTGGCATTTAATTTACTTAGTTTTTACTATTTTTTTTTCAGTCACAACTACTTTATTTGTCTCAGGACTTTCAATTTTAGATTCAATTGCTTTGGCAAATCCTTGATCTATTAAATCTTCGCAAATTGCTTGACTTAATCCTTCTACTTCCTCCCCTGCCATGTAGGCAAGATTGTGAGAACCAACGGGAGATTTTAATATTAATAATTTCATCTTTTAATAAATTTTAATAAAGGGGATGGTATGACCCACCCCCTATAAACACAACACTAATCAACAACTATTTTTATCCAGCTAAAATGTCAACTATTGCGCCAATTTCACTAGGCTGCTTAACAACAACATCGTTATATTGGTTAATTGTCAAGGCCCTAAAACCTGTTCTTGCATTGGTAATATCATCGCTTATTACTTCAATTCCACCAAACTGCCCTACCACAATTTGACTGAAATCTCCAAAGGCTAATGCTGAACAAACCGCTCCACTTGAACCTTTTATTAAGTCGCTTGGTACCGCTGATGTTGCTACAACATCGTATCCTGCAATCTTACCCATTGCACCACCACCAAATGAGTTATAAGGTGCAATCATAAATCCTGAACCAGTGTCAATTGGAGTCTGCATTGCCTTAGCCAAAACCTTTGGATTTGTCAACCAAACTGCATTATCTAAATTTGCGTTTCCATTCGCTACTGCTTCGAACAAATCCATCACTTTAGTAAAAGAAATTACTGCACCATTAGTGCCCATTACTGCTGATTGAATTCCTGCCGTACCTAAGAAACCTGTTGGCTGGCCTGATGCACCTGAACCATTAATAACAGCAGCTTGTAATGCTTGCGCCAAAGCATTCATAATGTTCATCATAATCATATCGTTAACAGACTGATTTGTTTGAATCAATAGCCTCTTAGAAATGTTGGTAGCACCATACAATAACTTAGGAGTTAAAGAACGATTTACCAACGTTGGGTCTGATGCAGTTTGAGTTCCTGTCTCACCATTTGCCCATCCTGTTACTACTGATGCACCAATACCCGGGATGTCAGAATTTGCGCTTAATCCTGAAAGTTTAGTAACCTTCATTTTGTCAAGAGCTGACAAAGCAAATAAGGCATCAAAATAATCCAATTTAACAGTAGGAATTAAGAATCCACCAGCCGACCCAGTGGCAGATGTCATTGTTCTCTTTTCCATTAATGGTTGGATCATTGCGGACAAAACTTTATTAGACAAATATTGTCCTTTGTCGCTCGTGCCAATACCTAATTCTCTAGCCTCTTTTCTTGACTCTTCAATCAACTCTTTCTCAAGTCCTGTTGA